TTCAAGGTCTATGGCAAAAGCTGTAGCTGGTAAAAACATTACAAAAGTGTTAGAAAATACAGCAGTTATGGATGGTACTGATGCTTTTAGCGTTATTATGAGTACAACTGAAAAAGGTGCTGAGTATGCTAGGTCAAAGATGGGATATAAAGTAAGTAATCATCCTGCTTTAAAAGATAAAATAGTACACCCTTTAGTTAAAAATGCTATTGATGATTTTTATGCACCAGAAATAGGAAGTGAAGGATTATTAAATAAAATATTGGTAGTAAATAACGCTATGAAACGACTAGCAGTTTCATTTTCTTTATTTCACGCACAGGCATTAGTACTATCTGGTATATATTCTGGTGTTGGTTCTGCTTATTTTACAAAATCAGGCAGAGCAAGAATGCAAAAAGTCCGTAAAATTATGGATGGACAATATGACTATCATACTGATGGCATGGGTGCTAAAGAAATTGCAAACATTAGTAGACCAACAAAAGGTGATTTTGTATATGGTGATGTTCTTAGAGAAATAGCACAAGAGGGTGTTGAAGTTGGTGTCAAGGCTAATGAGTTTGTAGATGCAGGTTATAATACTGTTCGTTCATTGTTAGAAAAATATGCACCTCCTATAGCAAAAGTACAAGCAGGAATTGATAAACTTACATGGGATATAGCACATGACCGATTAAAAGTTTTTACTTATTTAACAATGAAAGAAAGGTTAATGAGTTCTAAACCTAGAGGTATTGCAAAATTAGGTGATTGGAAACCACTAACTGAAGCTGAAGCTAGAAGAGTTGCATCTGAATTTACTAATGATGCTTATGGTGGACAAAGACATAGTAAGTTAGCAGTAGCATGGCAAAAAAAAGCTATTGAAAATTTTGATAACCCTAAAGGAAATTTATATAATTTGTTTGCTTTATGGACTACACCATCAAAAGCTAAGTTAAGTAACCTTGTGTTGTTTTCACCAGACTGGACAATATCAAACCTTAGGATTGGATTTAGAGGTTTGGGTATGACAAAAGATTTAGTCGGTAAAATAGCTAAAGGTAAAAAATTAACTCCTGTTGAAATGGGTGAGTGGAATTTGTATATGGGTTATATGGCTAGAGCATTTGTTTCTACATCGCTATTAGCTTGGATGGCACAAAATATTATGCAAGGTTTAGGATTTGGTGATGATAAAGAAGAATTAGACCTAAAAGATTTTTGGTTAACTGGTAGATTAAATATAGGTAATGGTGAAGAAATGGTTGTTTCTAAACAAATTGCAGAGCCAATGCATTGGCTTACTAACCCTATGCAAACTGGTTTAAACAAAACATCTACTATGCCTAAAATTGGTATGGAATTATTTTTAGGAAAAGAATATGTATCTGTTAAACACGGAACAGATGATAGAACTTTTTTTGCAGGTGGTACTGTTACTGGACCAACCTTAGAAAGAGGTAGCCCAAAAGATATGATGGGTTGGATGTTTGGAAAAGTAACACCTATATCGTTATCACAATTAACATATGCATATAGGAAAGATGAGGACATGGGTTATGCAGTTAAAAAATCCATGTTTGGTAGTATCGGTTATCCGATATATGGCACACGAGAAAACACAGGAGATTAATATGAACGCAGAACAGCAGATAGCTGATTTACAGGCACAAATAGAAACAGCAAAAGCTAAAATTGCCCAGCTTAAAGCTGGTATGCAAGAAGCAAAAGCAGAGGAAATGAAACAAAGAGTAGATAATGAGGAAGGAAATCTACAAGAAAGAAATACTGCTGACGCAATTGCAGCTTATGAAGCTGACAAAAGAAACGAGAGAGAGTTAAAAGGTGAAAGAAATGAGCAGGGAGATTTTGTTGAATCAGATGATAGCCCACTCGTAGTTAAAATTAAAGGCTCAGCAAAATCAGACATAGATAAAGATATGCGAACAGATGAAGAGTCTGCTAAAAGAAAATTTATGGGTGTTGAGCCAGTTGATTATGCAGATGAGATTGAAGGTCTTGAAGATTTAGAAGAAGGTGGAGGCAGAACATTTGCTGAAGAGGTAGAACCTTCTAAAAAGTCTAATGGTTTTAAAGCTGACAAAGGTGGTAACATGAGTGTTGATGAGAAAGATGATTTCTGGCAAACACAAGAAGGTTACGATAAAGCTATGGAAATGTATGGTGGTAAGCCTGCATTTGTTCCTGCCGAGCCAACTATGATATGGAATCCAGAAGAGCAGAAGTATGAAAAAATTAAAGAAGAAGATAAAGAACAGTTTGAAGATTTATCTACTCCTTCTATGTCTGCTGATATTAAAAAGTTGTTCGGTTAATATGGGAATGTTACAAGACGACAAAGAGGAAACTATAACTGCCCTACTCAGGGCAGGTTTTCCAGAAGATGTTATACCTGCAATTATGGGTAACATTGATGTCGAAACAGGTGGCTCATATAAGCACGATGAAGTAGAAAGGAATGGTACAGGGTATGGTCTATTTCAATTTACAGGTAGTCATCAAAGAGATTACTTTGATTGGTTAAAAGATTCTAATTTAAAAGATAACAAAGATAGTCAAGCTAAGTTTGTCTATGATAACATTTATGCTACAAAAGGCTATGGTAGAGAGTTAGGTTGGAGAGCAAGAAGTCAACTACAAACTATGATGGAAGAAGATATGACTGCTAATCCACACATAGCTAATCCAACTACACGCAAGGCAAAAATATTTTCTGATGTCTATGAAAGACCAAGTGTTCCTCATAATGATAGACGAATGTTAAGTGCTGAGGAGTGGGAAAAGATATATAAGTAACCTGTTTTCTTGGCACAAGTACAGGTAAACTTGCTCAAAAGGGGCTACAGTAAGACCCTCGCCTTGTTGATTGTACATACCCACATCAACTGTAGTTTTAACTTTTGCACTATAACCTCATGAAAGATGGAGGGAGTCATAGTGCTCAATGATGTACTCATTGTAAGGATTACCCCTCCTAAATTAAGTTACTGGTAATCTAAGTTTTTCTCTATCTAAGTTTGATACTGATAACTCCCCATTAAGAGCCATCAATTTAAGTAATGACGAGCGACTGATACCATATCTTTCTGCTTTAGCGTCTATAAACTTTAAATCTCTTTTGTTAATCTTGATATTAATCTGTTCTGTTGCTTCGTTCATTACTTTTCTCAATTAAATAATGCGTATTATATAACAGTATAGAGAATCTATTTAAAATATTTATAGTTTACATACACCATCTTCGCAGTCATCATCTGATGGTGCAGATATAATGTATTCGTTGGGTTTTAGTTTAGGTTTCTGAGGTTTAGATTCGCTGTTTAATAAGTTACCATGTTGGAATTGCTGTAGCAGGTTCTCATAACTTCTTACTTCGCATCTCTTCAGATATTTATTATAAGCCTCTTCAAACTTCAGACTTAATACTGATGCCCTGTAAGCATAATCTGTTGCTAATGCCTCACATAGTTCTAACCTCGTCATTTCCATAAATCTCCTTATGTTTATAAAGTATGTAACCTTCTTCGCTATAGATTTTTTTTGCGAATAACTCTACTACTTGCTTGTCATCTATATAAACAATACCATTTAAAGAATCTAAGATTGCTTTGATGTAGTTATCAATGTCTGAATTGTTACTACAGTATGTATTGTTTAACTCTTCTCTTTTCTTTTTAGACCATGACTTTGGTATCATGATTCCAAACTCTAACTCCACACTAACTAGTTTTTCAGAGGGAGTTGTTTCCAACTCACTTGTTAGTGCTTCCATGTCTTTCTTAAATTTAGTGTACTTCTTGGGATAATAAGTAGACCAACGACTTACTCTTGGTCGACTAGCAGGTACAGGGTTTATCTTAAATGTCTGAGTACAAATCATATCTCAAAGACTCTAGCCTCTCAATTGCTATGGACAATAGAAATCTAATTTCCATATCTCTTGGCTCGTCTTGTTCTCTTGCTACTTCTAAAGCGTCTTGGATTCCTGTTCTAATTTCATCTATTGACGCTTCATGCTGATGTATACTCATTGTAAACTGCTATCTTATAATCTTGGTTATGAGGTAACTTGATGCCCCACTCACCCGAAAACATTTCAATCTCGCAAATGTAATCTATGAATTCCTCAATGTTCAACTCTCTCGTTGATGGTATCTGAGAAATTTGTTTGCCACCCTTAGTAGTGAATTCAATCTTAGGTAGGAATTTATCTGCCAATACTAAGTGCATTTCATTTTTAGAGTAGCCAACTTCCTTTGCTAGGATGTCAACCCAATACCAGTATAACCTATTCTGAGCGTCTGAACGCTTAGACTTTTGTATGGTCACTACTGCTTCATTAGTAGATGGGTTTTCAAGGAAGTAATCTTGGACTAGACTTTTAAAAACAGCTTCTTTTGGTTTGTCTTTCTGTATGGTTCTGCTAATCATTATAGCATACTGTTAATCTGTAGTTGAATATATTGCATGGCTTTTCTTAGGTCTTGTATTTGACCCTCGCCCTCATGCTTATACTGATACCTCGCAAGATACTTAATAGCATTCCCAATACAGAAGTTCATGTCTTGGGAAATGATAAAGTCAATAGGCTCTATCTCGCCTTTTGTATAATGCGAGGGATTAGTTATGTTGTCGTGTACTATATTAGCCACCAACCCAACCGAGTAGCAAAGCCACAACCACGATACCTAGAAATACTGTAAGGCTTTTGTTTGCTAGTACTTGTTCAATCATATCTTTCATATCTTACTCCTGTTATTAAAAAAGGGCATAGACTTCAAATGAGCACTAAATGAAGTGTAAAACAAACTATGCCCGAGAAGTATTATAACTTAATTAAGTTATCACGCAACAATAATTTTTGTGTTTTAAATACTGCTCGTGCTACCTGTAACTCAAGCCACTCTCTTTCAAGTGGCGGGTCTAACTGTCGTCTGCCATCTATAATATCATGACAACTAGCACAGGCATACATACCAAATAAGTCTGATACCTTAGTTCCCATGCCTCCTCCGTTCATGTGAGCATAAACTACTGTTTCATTTTCAGGCATACACCCCTCTAATCTAACTTGGCAAGGCATACCCCTTGCTGATTTTGTTATTTTACTTGTCATAAATGTTAATCTCCTCGTCTGAAAACTTAGAATACTCACCTTGAAATCTACATTTAACCCAACCAATCTGCCCCATTCTATTCTTGGCAACAATGATTTCAGCTAAACCTTTATCATCTGACTCTTCCTTGTTGTAATATTCATCACGATATACCATTATGATACAGTCTGCATCTTGCTCAATCTCACCACTCGAGCGTAAATCACTCATTAGAGGGCGTTTGTTTTCCCTCTGCTCTACCCCCCTACTCAATTGTGATAGTAGAATTATGGGTATGTCTAGTTCCTTAGACAGATATTTTAGTTCTCTAGTTATGTTACCTAGTTCTGATATCTCTCTGCCTTTGTCGTACTTCATAATCTGTAAGTAGTCAATTACAATACAGTCCAATCCTGTTTGACCATTCATTTGTCTAGCTTTAGACACTACATCATTTACTGTTATGTTTCCTTTGTCTAATATTGTCATGTTTTTTTCATTAGACTTAGCTAGTGCATCATAGAATCTTGTGTTCTCTGACTCTGATAGTTGATTCTTGTCTACTTTGTTTAGATTAATTTCTGTTTCACAAGCTACCATCTTCATCATCAACTGTACTTGTTGCATTTCTAATGAGTAGAACAAAACATTTTTGGTTTTAGATATGTTGTCTGCTATGTTAAGTGCAAGTGTACTCTTACCCATGCTTGGTCTACCCGCAAGAACAGTTAGTGTACCCCCTCTCATGCCTCCCAAAAGACTATCAATAGATTGGAATCCAGTAGACAATCCAGTACCATTTGTG